ATGCGGCCGGCACGAATGTGATCGGCGTCGCGGGGCCGTACATCCTGTACGCGGACGATGGGGCCGTCGAAATTGATGTGTCGAATCAGGCGTCGGTGCAAATGGAAACGGCGCCAATGGATCCGGCCGATGCGACCGTGGTCCACACGTCCCTCTGGCAGAACAACCTGGTGGGTCTGCGCGCGGAACTGTTCGTGAACTGGAAGCGGTCCCTGTCGGGATCGGTCCAGTTGATCACGGGCGCGGCCTGGGCGCCGTAGGTACCCTCACGGCGTGCTGGTGGGCCGGTCGCGCGGGTTCCTGGGCGGGGCAAGCGCGGCCGGCCTGATTTCGTTCTTGGTGGAGTGCAAGGGGGTCGGGTGCGGGTCCTGGGGCTCGAGATTCGCCGGGCATTGAAGCCGGTCGCGGCGCGACGGGACGGCGGCGGGCCGGTCGTGATCCGGGAGCCGTTTACGGGCGCCTGGCAATCGAACGCGGACCTGACGGCCGACGGCGTGTTCTGCAATCCGGTCCTGTTCGCGTGTCTCGATTTGATTGCGCGCGAGATCGGGAAGATGCGGCTCCGCCTGGTCGCGCGCGACGCGATCGGCATCTGGCACGAAACCACGAATCCCGCGTATACGCCGGTGCTCCGCCGGCCGAATCGGTACCAGACGACACAAAAGTTTGTGGAGTGCTGGATCCTGTCGAAGTGCGCGCACGGGAACGCCTACATCCTGAAAGAGCGCGACGCGCGCGGCGTGGTCAAGGCGCTCTATCCGTTGGATCCGGCGCGCGTGTCGGTGCTCGTGAGCGACGATGGCGGCGTGTATTACGAGCTCGCGGCCGATGTGCTGAAGCAAGTGCCGCGGAGCGACACGGGCGGGATCGTGGTGCCGGCATCCGAGATCATTCACGATCCGATGGTGCTGTTGTGGTCGCCGCTGATCGGCGTGTCCCCGATTACGGCGTGCGGCGCGACGGCGCTCCAGGCGCTCAGCATTCAACAGGATCAATCGACGTTCTTCCAAAACGGCGCGCGGCCGTCGGGGGTGCTCAAGGTACCGGGGGCGCTGACGACGGAGAAAGCGGCGGCGCTGAAGCAACAATTTCGCGAACTGTTCAGCGGGGCGAATAGCGGCAACGTCGCGGTGCTGACGGACGGGATGTTGTTCGAACCGATGCGCATGAACGCGGTTGATACACAGCTGATCGACCAATTGAAACTGAGCGGCGAAACGATCTGCGCCTGCTACCACGTGCCGTTCTACATGGTGAACCAGGGCGCGGCGCCGGCGAATCTCGATGCCGAAAGCCTGGTGCAGTTGTTCTATTCCCAGTGCTTGCAGAGTCTCACGACGGCGTTTGAGACGTCACTGGATGCCGGGCTCGAGCTCGCGGACGATCTGGGGACCGAGTTCGACATTGACGATTTGATCTGGATGAACTCCGACGTGCGGACGCGATCCGCGAAGGAGTCGATCGGATCGGGGGCGCTGTCGCCGGACGAAGCGCGCGCGAAGTACTTCGGCCTCGGGCCGGTGCCGGGCGGCGCGTCGCCGTACATGCAGCAACAATATTTCAGTCTCGAGGCGTTGGCGGCGCGGGACGCGGCCGAACCAGCGCCGGCGACGGGGACGGCGGCGGACGCCATGCCGGCCGAAGTCAAAGCGGCGCCGGCGCTCGAGGCCGCGGCGCTGGATGTGGCGGCGTATGGGGCGCGGACGCGGGCGGCGCTGCTGGCGCGGCGGGAGAGGTGGATCGATGCTGTCGCCTGAGCAATTGGCCGAAGTGATCGGCGGCGCGATCGAGGGGATCCTGGGCGCGGCGCTCGCGGGGATGCGAACGCGGCTGGCGGTGCTCGAGGCGCGCGCGGAATTCGCGCCGGACGCGAAAAGCCTGGGGGCGCTCGGGGAACGGCTGGCGGCGCTCGAGGCGCGGCCGGCGGTGCCGGGCCCGGCGGGGAAAGACGGGGCGCCGGGCGCCGCGGGCGTCGATGGGTTGGGGTTCGGGGATCTGGTGCTCGAGCAGGTGAACGATCGGGATCTGGTGGTCAAGGCGATGGTCGGGGATCGGGTGCGCGAGCTCGGGCGCGTGTCGTGGCCGGTGATGCTCGATGCCGGTGTCTGGGCCGCGGGCCGGGCGTACGCGAAGGGCGACGCGGTGACGTACGGCGGATCGCTGTGGGTCTGTCAGCAGGCGGGCGCGACGGCGCGGCCGGAAACGGCGGAGGGCGCGCGGGCGTGGCGCCTGGCGGTCAAACGCGGCCGGGACGGGCGCGGGGATCGGGTATGACAGATCTGGTCACGATCGACGACGCGAAAACACACCTCAAGATCTTTGATACCGACCATGACGCGGAAGTCCAGGCGCGGTTGGACGATGCGACGGCGTGGGTGATCGGGTATCTGAATCAGCCGATCGATCCGGCCTGGGATGACACGACGGTGCCGGGGCCGGTGCGCGCGGCGGTGCTCGTGTATCTCACGTTCCTCTGGGTGCATCGCGACGACTGGGCGAACGACGGGATCGAAACCGGCACGCACGCCGGGATCGCGAATCTGTTGCGCCAGTGGCGGGATCCGGCGATCGCGTAATGGGGATCGGCGCCTGGCGGACACGCGCGGAGTTTCTGACGCCGGTGCATACGCCGGCGCCGGACGGGAGTTATACGGAAACGCTCGTGCCGCTGGTGCCGCAATTTCAGGACGTGGGGATCCGGCCGGCCGGCGCGCGGGATCTGGAACGCCTGACGGCGGGCACGGTGAGCAGTACGGCGGGGTTTGTGGTCGAGACGTGGTGGCATCCGGGCGTGACGATGGAGACGGTGTTGCGGGTGCCGGGCGCGGCCGGCGATCGGGTGCTGTCGGTCCTGTACGTGGGCAATCCGGACGGCCAGCACACGTATCTGGAACTGCTCGTGGCGGAGCGGGTGTTGTAATGCCGCGGGGGCCACGGGGGCCGCATCTCGCGACGTGGGCCGGGCTGCCGGCGTTCGCGGCGGATCTGAAAGCGTTGCCGCAGAACGTGGTGGACGCGGCGACGCCGATCGTCGCGACGTGGGGCACGAAAACCGCGGCGCAGATTAGTCTGAATTATCCGGTCGTGACGGGCATCCTAGCGGCGCGGGTGCGGTCGACGCTCGAGTTTGGCGCGGCGTTTGGGGTGCGCGCGAAGGTCGTGAGCGCGGCGCCGCACGCGCATCTGTACGAGAAAGGGTCATACAAAACGGGGCGACGCTTCACGGGGAAGCGCGGCGGGCCGCGGGCGAATCGGGGAATCATGCCGGCGGCGCCGGTCGGGCGCGCGTTTATTCCCCAGATGCAGGCGGCGCGACGCGAGCTCTATCCGGTGTTGGCGCGGCTCCTGGCGTCGTTCGGGTTTCGCGTGACGGGGGATCTGAGTGGATAGCGCGGCGATTGACGCGGCGCTCGTGGCGTATCTGCGCGTCGACGTGACGCTGGCCGGGTTGCTGCCGGATGGCGTCTGGTTGGACGCGGCGCCGCAAAACTCGGAAGTCTACACGCTGGTGCGGCTGGTGGAGTCGCGCGACGAGGGCACGTTCGACGGGCGCGGGTTTGAAGTCGTGGCGTATGAGGTGCTGGCGGTCGGCATGAGTCGCGCGATCGACGGCGCGACGCTGGCGGAGGGCGCGGCACGGATTGATGCGCTGCTCGACGGCGCGCAAGTCCAGCCGGTGGGGTATCCGGGGCCGGCGACGGTCGCGCGCGTCGGGCGGATTCGCGGGGCGCTGGATCTGGCCGATGAAGATCGGTCGGTGCGGTGGTTTCGCCGCGGCGGGGTCTACGAAGTGATGGCGCCGAACTAACGGCGCGGAGGGCGGATCATGATTCTGACAGGACGATACGGCGAAGTCTGGTACGCGCCGGCGCCGTCGCCGGGCACGCTGGCGAAAATCGCGTCGATCAACACGTTCAAACTCGATAGCAAGGCGGACTACGAGGATGTGACGTGCTTCGGGGATACCAACAAGGTCTACATTCCGGGCCTGATCGACATGAGCGGATCGTTTGCCGGGTTCTGGAATAGCGCCGATCTGACGCTGTTCGAGGCGGCCGTGGCGACGGAGCCGGGGACGCTGAAGCTCGTGCCGAACAACACCGAGCCGTTGTTCTACTGGACGGGCCTGGCGTACCTCGATGCGTCGATCGAGTGCACGTTGCAGGCGCCGAAGGTGACGGGGACGTTCAAAGCGGCGGCGTCCTGGACCGGACCGGAGCAGGCGTCGACGCTCCGCGGCGGCGGCGACGCGACGCGGGTCCAGCACGCGGCGTAAATGGCGGGCGGGCGGTCTACGGTCCGCGCGACGGGGCGGGCCGGGCTGCTGACGATCGGCGGCTACACGACGGCGGCGGTGTTGGGACCGTGGGCGCTCGTGCCGGCGCCGGCCGGCGGCGCCTGGCGCGTGTCGTCGACGATCGTCCGCGTGGCGCTGCCGCGGGGGTTGTGGGCGCGGGATCTGTGTTTCCAGGCGCCGGAACTGACGGGCGCCGCG